TTGGGTAAAGCCGACAAACCTTGGGGCTTCTTATCTTTTTGTGATGAGTGGGCGCGATACCTAAAGGAAGGAAAAGGTTTTACGACCAAACTTCCTTGTGGGATTGATGGGGCATCTAATGGGCTGCAACTTTATTCCCTCCTTATGCTTGATCCAGTGGGAGCGGCGGCTACTAACGTGACGCCTTGTGATAAACCGGCAGATATATATGGGGACGTATCCGATAAGACCAAGCGTCTATTGGAAGCAAGTGACCACCCTTATGCTAAAATATGGTTGAAGTTTGGGTTCGACAGAACCCTTTCTAAACGACCCTGTATGGTTGTCCCGTACTCAGGAACCCTATATGCCGTGCAGAATTATGTCATCGAGTGGTTCAAAGACGAAATTAAGAAACGCAAGGTTGTTAATCCTTTTGGGTGGGAAGAATTATATGCTCCATGCGCCTTCATTAGTGAGAAGGTTTGGGAAGCCATTGGCGAAGTTGTAGGGGAAGCCCGTAAAGCAATGTCTTGGTTCCAAGACTGTAGTGACATAATGATAGAGCAAGGGTTGCCAATCCGGTGGTCTACTCCTACAGGGTTCTGGGTTAAGCAAGCCTATGAAACGTGGCAGCGCCACAGTATCCGCACAATCATCGGCGATGTCATTAGACAACATCGGATACGGGTGGGTACTGGTACATTAGACAGGCGTAAAGCAAGGAACGCTATCGCTCCTAATTTCATCCACAGTCTCGATGGGTCGATAGGGCAATTAACGTCTTTGGGTATGTTCTTTTTGAATATTGAAGATTTTAATCTGATACATGATGAGTATCAAACCACTGCTACTCATATACCTACGATGCGTGATTGCCTATTGAATAATGTCATCAAAGTTTTTGAAGTAGATTTATTGGCAAAATTTTCTAAAGAACTTCACACCTACTTGCCGAATGACATTATACTACCGGAGCCGCCAGAACGCGGCGATCTAGATATTAACTGTGTTAGGGATAGTTTGTATTTCTTTTCCTAATTTAATCCACTAAGGCATTCAAATGGAGACCCCTTATGCCACACATTACACCACTGGGAACCGCAGTGTTCCCGCACCTTAACTCGCCTGATACCAAGTTTGATGACAACGGTATTTATGCGACTTCGCTCAGTCTATCACCAGAAGATGCTGAACCTTTGATTGCCGCGTTAGGCAAGATGTATGACACAGAATATAAAAAATTCTGCCAAGATAAAAAGAAAGCCGCATTAAAACAATCGGATAAGCCTTGGTCTGAAGAGGTTGATAAAGATAGCGGCGAACCCACGGGCAATTATATCTTCAAATTCAAAATGAAAGCAAAGACAAAAACCGGTGTCGAACTGCGCCCTGTACTTTTCGATTCTAAATGTCAACCACTAGCCGAAAACATTGGCGGTGGTAGCAAGATGAAGGTCGCCTTTGAGCCCGCATGTTGGTTTGTCCCCGCCCTCGGAGTCGGCATCTCTTTACGCCTTAGAGGTGTTCAGGTTGTTGAGTTGAAAGAGTGGGGGGGACGTTCCGCAGAGAGTCTAGGTTTTGGTGAGGAAGAGGGCTTTGAATCAGCCGCTGCCTCCTTAGAAAACATAGGGGATACTGTGGGCAAAGCACCTGAAGTCTCACCTGAAGTCTCACCTGAAGTCTCAACTGAAGTCTCAACTGATAATTACGATTTTTAATGCTTCACCTACGCCTTAACCTGAACCCCGTGCCCGCTTCCCGCCCTCGTGTAACCCGTTGGGGAGCATTCTATGGGAAGCGGCACCAAGCCTTTCGTGAAGAGGCACTAGCCCTGCTTGAGAATATGAGGGAGCAGGGTAATCTCCCTAAGAACCTCCTCTCCGGAAGGCTTCAGGTGTGGGTATTTATACAGGTTAAAAAACCTAAAACATCCAAGTTAGATATCCCGCGTGGCGATATCGACAACTACTTAAAATTAATCCTCGATTGCTGTACGGGTTTTGTCTGGGAGGACGATATCCATATCGAGGAAGTCTGTGGATACAAATGTTTTGCAACAGACACAGGCTCTATCGACCTCTGGGTCAAAGAAAGAAACGATGAAACAATTAGACCTATTCAAGAAAACATCCAACCTACCCACACAGAAGGATTTGGTTCTGACACATATGAAGGAACGGGGTTCTATCTCTGCCCTAGAGGCTTTGTCACTATACCGAATCTTCCGCCTTGCTGCGAGAATATATGAACTACGAGACCTTGGTATTGCGGTCTCTACTGAATACAGATCAGACATAACGGGCAAGCAATATGCAAGATATACCCTCGGCTGATTTTTTATATCACGAGCCGTGTCCGTCATGTGGGTCCAAGGATAACCTAGGTCGTTATGCAGACGGGCATGGGTACTGCTTTGGGTGTCAATATTATGAGCATGGCGACGGCGAAGCGGGGGCTCAAGAAACAAGGAGACAAGGTTTGGGACTATTATCTATTGAATATCAGCCGCTTGTGCGGCGGGGTATAACAGAAGAGACGTGTAGAAAGTGGGGCTATGGCATCGGACGCTTTAATGGCGAGCCGGTTCAGGTTGCTAACTATAAAAATATTAAGGGCGAGTTGGTCGCTCAAAAGATTCGGACCCGTACTAAAGACTTCTCTATCCTAGGAGAGACGAGAGGACTTAGGCTCTGGGGTGAGGATATGTGGCGTGATGGTGGGAAGATGCTTGTTATTACAGAAGGCGAGATTGATGCTTTGAGCGTCAGTCAAGGAGCCTTTAATAATAAGTATCCCACAGCCTCTCTCCCCAGTGGCGCCGCAGGGGCGGTGAAAGCAATAAGACAATCTATCGAATGGCTTGAGAAATTTGATAGTGTCATCTTTCTTTTTGATCAGGATGAGCCCGGACAGAAAGCGGCGCGGGACTGCGCCATGTTACTTTCGCCCGGAAAAGCAAAGATTGCCTCACTGCCCCTGAAGGACGCCAACGAGATGTTGGTAGCCGGACGTATTAAAGAACTTGTAAGCGCTATCTGGGGAGCCAAAATATACAGACCCGATGGCGTTCTTCCCGGTGAAGAACTGTGGGAGAGGGTCTCTTCTGAAGAGGTTGTAGAGTCAGTTGAGTACCCTTGGTCGGGGCTCAACGAGAAGACCTATGGCTTACGGCAAGGAGAGGTTGTTACCCTGACTTCAGGCACCGGGCAAGGCAAGAGTAGTGTGTGCCGCGAATGGCAATCTTGGCTTCTGGGTAAGGGAAAGACGGTGGGTATTGTGGCTCTTGAAGAGAACGTCAAACAGAGCGCTCAGTCTTTAATGGCTGTCTATCTAGAGTGTCCTGTTCATCGGTGGGAAGAGGACCAAATAACAATAGAACAAAAACGAGAAGCCTTTGACGCCACGGTAGGCTCTGGTCGCTGTGTTTTATATGACCACTGGGGCTCGCTTGATAGTGAGAACTTACTGAGCCGTGTGCGTTACATGGCAAGGGGGATGGGCTGTACCCATATCTTCCTAGATCACCTCAGTATCTGCGTGTCGGCGATCGGGGATGGGGATGAGCGGCGGTTGATTGATAATCTCATGACGAGGCTTCGCTCTATGGTTGAAGAATTACAAATAGCATTAATAGTTGTGTCGCATCTTAAGCGACCAGAAGGGAGGTCGCATGAAGAAGGCGGTCAAGTATCTCTGGCTCATCTTAGGGGCTCTGGCAGTATTGCTAGCCTGTCGGATATGTGCATCGGATTGGAACGCGACCAACAGGACGAAGAACTTAAGGATGTCACCACGCTCCGTGTACTCAAAAACAGATACACAGGGTCCACAGGCGTCGGCTGTCATGTCGAATACAACCCACAAACAGGCAGGTTACTTGAACGATCCGAACCTATTGGAGCCGATACTGATGACCTCTTCTAAACCACTAAACACTAACCAAGGAACGGAGGTCCGAATGGATATTCTAAGGCAACCACACACAGATACTGGAAAAAAGTTAAACTTAAATTGGCTTCAGGTGGCTGAAATAATAAGCCGCCTAGAAGGCACCCGCGTGTCTCATCAAGCCCTTAAGGAAAATGGACAGCGTTTGAAAACGAAACTTAGGGACCGCCTTCTTGCTGATCCGATTTTGAGAGAGTGGGCTTTAGAACACGGGTATGAGGGAGAGTCATGCTGAAAATGGATGGCTATGATGAGGCAATCATTGGGGAGGTTCAACGCTTTACCGATACTTTTATTCTTTATGATTTTAATAAGGTTATGGAGATACTTCAGCGGGATATGAGTGAACAAGATGCTATAGATTATTGGAGTTTCAACCAGGTCGGTGCCTGGTGTGGGGAAGGTACTCCTGGGTTTTTAATGACACGAAAGGAAACGGATGACACCAACAATATTTGACATAGAAACAAGTGCGATAGATGACTTCAGGACTTTGGAAGGACTGAACACTATTCATTGTATTGTGATAAGACACGGAGATGAGGTTGCGACATATCATGGCTATAATATCAAAGAGGGATTAGAACGCCTCCGAATCAGTGATTTAATTGTGGGACATAACATTCAGGGTTTTGATATTCCCGCCATACAGAAGTTATATCCTAAGTGGAAGCCTGAGGGTCTGGTAAGAGATACCCTGATACTTTCCAGGCTCGTCTGGTCGGACATTAAAGAAGAAGATTTTAAGAGACTGAACAGCGGTTTCCCAAAAGACTTAGTAGGCTCTCACTCATTGAAATCTTGGGGCTATCGTTTGGGGGAATATAAGGATGAATATAAGGGCGGGTTTGCGGAGTATAGTGATGAGATGCTTGAGTATTGTATACAAGATACGAAAGTTACTGAAGCGTTGTGGAACGCTATCGCTGCTGAGGAGGGCTCTGCCGATTCCCAGATTCTAGAGCATGAGTTTGCTGCGATTATAGATCAGCAACAAAAGAATGGTTTTGCTTTTGATGTTAAGAAAGCCGTTGAATTGTATGGTCAGTGGTCTCAAGAGCGAGAGGTGCTTAAGAGGAAACTTATAGAAACCTTCCCACCCTCTGTCGAAGAGATGAAGACGCCTCAGTATTGGGAGGTTGTTGCTACGAACCCTGTTGAGGGGCGGTTGGCTCTTCAGTACCCCACAAAGACGGGGGCTAAGAAGGCGGGGCATAAGGACGCTGACATTCGCCGGGGACCTAACAAAACTAAGACTATTCCGTTTAACCCAGACAGCAGACATCAAATCGCTAAATGCTTAATTGATAAATATGGGTGGGAGCCTCAGGTGTTTACGCCCAGTGGACAGCCTCAGGTCGATGAGAGCATCCTTAAAGCGCTCCCCTACGATGAGGCTAAGACCCTTGTAGACTACCTAACAAAAGCCAAACGGATTGCTCAGTTGGCTGAGGGCAAGGAGGCGTGGCTTAAGTTAGAGGTAGATGGGCGCATACACGGCTCAGTAAACACTAACGGCACTATCACGGGGCGGTGTAGTCACCGTCGCCCAAATGTTGGTCAGGTTCCGGCTGTTCATGCGAAGTATGGTAAAGAATGTCGTGAGTTATTCCACGCTCCAGAGGGGCGTTTACTGGTAGGTGTGGATGCAAGCGGCTTAGAATTACGCTGCCTTGCTCACTACTTAGCCACCTTTGATAACGGTAAATATATTGACATAATCCTTAATGGGGATGTGCATACGGCTAACCAAAAAGCCTCAGGTCTAAAAACTAGAGATCAAGCCAAGACCTTTATTTATGCCTGGCTTTATGGCGCAGGGGCTCCCAAGATTGGAAGCATAGTTGGGGGCGGCGCTCGTGAGGGTCAACGCTTGATGACACGCTTTATGACGAAGATGCCCGCCTTAAAACTTCTTAAAGAAAAAATAGAAAAGGCACTTACATATAGAAACTATTTGGTAGGATTAGATGGTAGGAGATTACCTATCCGTTCTAACCACTCAGCCCTTAACGCTTTGTTACAGAGCGCCGGAAGTATACTTATGAAACAAGCCACTATAGATGCTCATAAAGCATTAGCGCGTGAAAATTTAGACGCTATTCAGGTGGCTCACATTCACGACGAGATACAATATGAAACAAGCGCAGACGTCGGGGATGAGGTTGGTCAAATAGTTGTGAAGGCTATTCAAGAGGCAGGGACGTCTTTTGGGTTTAGATGCCCTCTAGATGGGGAATACAAGGTTGGCGCCAACTGGGCGGAGACGCACTAATGAAAGGACTCATATGCAGACAACAACGACAACCAGGGGAGCAGTATCTGAATATAGGTCTGCCGCTTGGTTTAGCGAACAAGGCTTTGAAATCTTCTGGACACCAAGCGGGGCGGGACCTTGTGATTTTATTGCAATTAGAGGGTCAGAGAGTCAACGTGTGCAGGTTAAAACAGCCCATTGGTGTCAGCAAGGAGGCAGTCGATATTTACGAGGTCCAGTGCAGCCCCGCAAAGGACAGTATAAAGACGGAGATTATGATCTACTCGCCATCGTCTGTCCGGATAGAAGAGTATGGATTATCCCCTATAAAGAGGTGCCTGAGACCTATTACATTTATTTGGAACGCATTAACAAACACGGGGACACGAAAGAATATGGGTGGGAAAAATGCCAAGTGATTTAGAATATATAACAACAACTGATTTAATTGATGAACTTCAAAAAAGGATGGATTGTATAATTATTGTAGGCTCTGCTAATAGAACCGAGAAGGAAGACTCATTACTGTTTGTAGGTAAGGGGAGTTTCCACGGCTGCTTGGGCTTGTGTGAAGCAGCCAAACTCTTTGTACTTTCCAGAGATGAGAGCGTGGGTGAAGATGACCATACATAAAATAATTATTGACGGTGATATAACCCTGTTTCAATCCTCTGCGGCTGTGGAAGAACCTATCCACTGGGGCGATGATTGGTATACACTACATGCTGACCTTAAGGCGGCTAGACAATTATTTGACCTTGAGGTCCAGAAGTTCCAGAAACGCCTAGATGTCGATACAGTGATTATTGCTTTATCAGACCCTAACAATAACTGGCGTAGGGGCGTCCTCGATTCCTATAAAGCAAACCGGCGTGGGAACAGGAAGCCTGTGTGCTATGTCCCTCTCCGTGAATACGTGGAGGACACCTATGAGTGCGTGTGTCACCCCACGCTCGAAGCCGATGATGTTTTAGGGCTCTTATCAGAAGAGGGCTGCTGCATCGTTAGTGACGACAAGGACCTTAAGACTATACCCGGATGGCTATATGTCCCGCACACCGATGAACTTCATAATATTTCCTTAGATCAAGCCAACATCCACCACCTTACACAAGCCCTCACAGGAGACGCTGTGGATGGCTACAGGGGGTGTCCGGGTGTTGGACCTGTGAAGGCGGGACGAATACTGGAAGAGGGGACGTGGGATGAGGTTGTGACGGCGTATGAGTCTGCCGGATTAAATGAAGAAGTTGCCTTGATACAAGCCCGTGTTGCTCGTATTTTAAGGGTAGGAGAATATGACACCATTAAAGGAGAAGTAGAATTATGGAATCCTCAATGACACGAGAAGAATACTTTCAGTTTCATAAGCAGTTGTGTTTAGACGCTTTAGAACTTTCGATGCGAAAGAATCACGATTATTCGGGCGGAGAAGATGGGAGCAACCCCTTCCAGAACTTTATGTTTGTTGAGTCGATGGGGATGGGTGTTTCCACAGAACAAGGTTTCTTGGTACGTCTAGCCGATAAGATGAAAAGACTGAGCGGTTTCTGTAAGACAGGAACCTTTGAAGTTGAGGACGAGAGTTTCCAGGATACTTGTGTGGACGTTATTAATTACGTCTGTTTACTTGCTGCGTATATGCGTTCTAAGGGCTAAAAACGAGGTATTGAATCTTATGAATACAAGCAACATAACACCTCTCATCTCCAGTGCATTAGTAGAGAGTTTAGATGCAATGTTTCCTGATAGTTGTCCCCGGCTTGATGATAAGGACCGCATGGTGTGGTTCAGGGCAGGACAGCGGGCAGTTGTTGATTATCTCATTGAACAACATAAACGCCAAAACGAGACCATTTTAGGACAAAAATAATTATGTGTTTATCTCCGTCTAGAGGTACCAAAAAGACCAAGGATGAGTTATATGGCTCAGGGTTATATACAGGACTGAAGAGGGGTCGACAAAGGAACCAACCCTCTATGTTTGATAGGGAGGTTAGTATGCAAGACAGGGTTAATGCCCTTATTCCACAAATAGAAGCCGTTAAGCCGCCTCCGCCTCCGCCACCGCCCGCCGCAATCCCCCCGCCTCCTCCGCCCCCCCCTGC